CGAAGTCACAGGTGACGCACACAGACTTATGCTTGAACTGTCAGCGGAATGGAACGCCGCCAAGGAGGGCAAGCAGTCGTGAGCGATATCGCTTGTCATTGCGGACGCAAAGGAGCGTTGTTCGTGAACCAAGAGAACAGGCTGGTTCGCTATCACCTCTGCCGTGACCATCTCGACCCTGCTAGGGTCAAGGATGACGGGCTGTCCAAGCCCAAATACCCTACGCAGATGCCAGCGGTTTTCCAAGATACGGAAATCTCCAGACTGCACGAAAAGATTCAAGAGAATATCAATTGGAGACCCGAAGGAGATAAGACTGGATTGCTCATTCACGGGACTACGGGAGTCGGCAAGACCAGAGCGTTGTGGGAAATCGTCCGCAGGATGTGGGTCGAGAAGGCTGAGATGGATATCAATATGCCTTACCTGTTCCTCACGATGCGTAAAATCGAATCTATGATTGAGCAGGGCTTCGACACCAAGAAGCACGGCACGATGCTTGACAGCCTAATCGAACACCCGTTGCTGGTCATCGATGACTTGGGCAAGGAGCGTCTGACCTCCCGTATGGCTTCTGACCTCTTCGCCATCATCGATGAGCGTACTGTGAACCGCAGGACTACCATCATCAGCACGAACTTCAACGGCACGACCCTGCTGGAGCGTTTCGAGAACAAGGATAAGGAGACGGGCGTTGCCTTCATCCGCAGACTGAAAGACTATTTCAAAATCGTTGGTTGCTCATAATCCTGTTGACTTGTAATACCATTTCCCTTTTTTCCGATTCCTATGAAACGCCTACTCGCCCTGCTCATCGGTTGCACCTGCCTTAAGGCTAAAAGCATCGTCACGGACGACCTGCTGGACAAGTTCGCTATGATTGAAAGCAACTACAACCACACGGCTATCGGGGACGGGGGCAAGGCTCTTGGGGCTTGGCAGATGCAAAAGGCGGCTGTCATTGAATCCGTGAACACGCTTTATCGAAAGACTGGTAATAACTTTTCCGATTGCGGTATCACTTGGAACAAGGAAACTCTGTTCGACCCTGTGAAGTCCCGTATGATTGCCAAGGCTTATATGCTTATCCTAGAAGAACAGATGCACAGGCTGAACATCAAGCCCACTCCCATCAGCCTGTATATGGCTTGGAATATGGGCTTTTCTGGTGCTAGGAATTATCGTTTCCAATACGATTCTTGGGGTCTTGATTCCAAGCGAGCCTCAATTCTCCGCAGAGCGAACTACATTCTTTCCCGATGAAAACCAACAAACTCAACCAAGAACTTATGCTGACTGTCCGTGTGACCAAGCGTCTGCTGGACGGCATCAACTCCGTGTCAAGAAATAAATACTCAACACGCTCAGATTTTATTCGGGCTGTCTTACAGAAAGAAGTTGACAAGAACCGATGAGGCACACAGGCTTCTCTGACAGGTTCATCAAGGAACATCCAGAACTTTTCCCTATGCAAAATCCCAACACGCCAGAACAGCAGGTCGCTATCAACAAGGCTCTCATCGGCTTCATCGCTGAGACCGAAGACATCCTTGCCAACGACTACAATCCGCACTTCAAGTCGAAGTTCGCTGACCTCTCCAGCCACTTGAAGTACCTCAAGCCCCTGCTCAAGAAGCACGGCTTGACTGTCCTCCAACTCCCGTCTGGTGACTACGAGGCTGTCGGTATCAAGACTATTATCCTTCACGAATCTGGTGCTATGATTGAGGAAAAGTGCCTCATCCCCTGCGACAAAGGTATGCTTGGTCAACACGCTGGGGCTATCATCACTTACCTCCGTCGCTACGCCCTCGCCACCCTCGCTGGTGTCGCTACGGACGATGACGATGCTGAGACTGACCGCATCGCCAAGACGCAAGCCAAGCCCGTCTATAAGCCAGCCACGCCTGTTGCCAAGGCTAGCCCTGCTCCTGCTACCCCTGCCTCTGGCGGTGTCGTTCTGACCCCGTTTGGAGACCGCAAGGGGCAACCCCTGTCCAGCCTCCCGCTTGAGGAATCAGACCGAGCCGTGAAGTTCGGTGACTTGAAGTACTTCGCTACCAAGTGGCAACCCAAGCCCTATGGCGATAACCCTGCCCCGTCTGCCAAGGATTTGGCTGTCAAGGCTGAGGCTGTCCGTCTCTGGAACGCCTCCCAGAACTCCGCTTCCTCGTCCAGCGAGGACAACCCCTTCTAATCCTAACCCATAAAACATATGTCCAACACATACATCAAGCACAAAGACACCTCGTACATCTTCCTGTCCGATGGTTCGGTTGCCCGTCTCCTTAAGCCCTGCCCGATTCATCGGCAGGTCTACTTCAACCTCATCATCAATGGCAAGATGAAGCGGTTCAATCGTGAGGATGTCCTCGCCCTGTTCAAGACCGAACAGGCTGATGGCTGATTACGAACCCAAGACAGAGGGAATCACCTACCTTCGTCACGCTATCATCGCACAGAAGAAGCGACCATCGAACAAGTTCGTAACCCTCCCTATGTCTCAAGCGGAAAAAATCATCGACCAAGCCAAGGGGTTCGTGCCTAGCCAGTCTGGGTACGACCCTCGCAGGAACTCAGAACGAGCCGCCGCCCTAATCCTAGGGCTGGATGTCAAGGACTTGGTAGCCAAACTTAACCAGCCAGATGTGGCTAAGGTTCTCAGCGACCTCGCTGAAGCCAAGAACTACATCAAGATGATGGAAGAGAACGGAGACCTCCTGTATTCTAGTTCCAATTCTGGTGCGGCTAAACAAGGCTGGATGGACGCTCGCAAGTTCCGCTTGTCCAAATGACGCTCAAGGAAATCTATCGCCTCGCCCTCGCAAGAGGGATGACCGCCAAGCAAGCGGGTGCTGAGTTCAAGGTAAAGCACGACTCATTGCAGAAAATCAAGGCACGGCACGGCTTCCCTTGCCTCATCAGCGAATACGAATTTGCAGAGCGAGCCGCCTTTAAACGGATGTCCGACAAGGAAATCCTGTCTTATGTCAAGAGCATCACAGGCTCTAAGGTCTACAAGAAAGAACTCAACTATGCTAAATCCGAAATCGAATCCAGAGGACTCAAGGTCTGATACCAAGAAGTTCTACGATGAACTGAAGGGTCTCGGTGATGATATGGATTTTCTCCGTAAAGAGAACGAGCGTCTTAAGCACGAAGCCCTGTACTGGCGTATCGAGGCTCAGACTGACCACGACAGGTGGCTCAGAACCCTAGAGGAACTGGAGCGTATCCGCAATGAGCAGAAAAAAGTTTGAGCCAGATATGGAAGCCGTCCTCAATGCTGGCAAGGCTCTTAGCAAAGAGGTGATGGTCTGTATGCTCAACGGGATGGCTCACGAAGAACTCATCAAGGCTCACGCAGACTGGAAGGACGCAGTTGACGGCAAGCCTAACTGGGGTACAACCTGCAAGAAATGATTCACGAATTCCGCAATCCTATTCCAGTCAGCACCGACATCGGCTACGGCTGGGTGATGTATGTGCGGGATGGTGGCACTTGGTCTAACGACATCTTTGCGGTTGTGCTTGAGAAGGACGGGGTTATCCGTCATATGCGTACAGACCAGTTCAAGGTCTTGCGTAATGATACCTTTGATATTTCCAATGAGCAAACCTAAACGAATCAAGTTCGTCTACGCCTCCGATAACCACGGAGATAAAGTAGATAAGAAAGCGGCTGAAGCCCTGTTCGCTTTCTGCAAGGAGTTTAAACCAGATGTTCGTATCCATGGTGGCGACTGCTACGATATCCGTCCTTATCGCAAGTCCGCTGATGCTGAGGAAAAGAATCAGTCTCTAAGGGACGACATTAAGTGGGGTAACTGGTTCATCCAGAATTATAAACCGACTGTGTTTATGATGGGCAACCACGAATACAGATTATATGAAGGCGTGGAAAACAATACGGGTCGCAAGCAGGAACTGATTCAAGAAACGCTTGACGATATCAAGGCAGTCCTCCGTGCCAATGGTTGCAAGAAGATTATCCCATATCACGCTGACAAAGGCGTGTACACTCTAGGCAAAGTTCGTACCTGCCACGGCTACAAGTGCGGCAAGAACGCTGTCGAGGAACACGCTATCCATTACGCTGACAGGGGTGGTGCTGTCATCATCGGTCACATTCATTCTATGCAGATGGTCACGGCTCAACGCTGGGGTGGTTGCGTAGGGTTCACAGGCGGTTGCCTATGCCTCAAGGACGAGATGTCCTATGCCCAGAACAGGTTCGCCACTAGCAAGTGGGGAACGGGCTGGCTCTACGGCTATGTCGAAGGCAACAACTGGAAAATCTGGCAAGCCCACAAGGTAGGTAAGAAGTGGATTTACTCTCACACCGACATCTAATGGCACGAACAGACAAACAACTCAAGGAGTTCCTAGTCCTAGTTGACGAGGAAATCGTAATCGCTGACGGGCTAGCCTATGCCTTCGTGGGACTCACTCGCTCCCAAGGTAACATCGTTGCTGTGTACTCATCGAACCTCATCGTTGACGAACTGATGAAGAAGGATATGATGGACTTGGAAACGGCTGAGGAGTATGTGCAGTTTAATATCGTTGATGCCTATGTAGGCGAGCGTACCCCGCTGTTCGTGGACTTCGTTCCTCCGTTTATCTGGGAAGATGATGAACAATAACAAATTCAAGGAACTCCAGATGCTCTCGCAGGAGGGAGATTTGGATGTCATCCCAAAGGGCTGGATGACCCGTCAGCAGGTAGCGGTAGTGTTCAAGAAGTCCCAAGTCACCACGGACAAACTGCTGAAGCGTCTGCTGGATAAGAACCTAATCCAACGCAAGTTGTTCAGAGCCAGAATCAGGTCTGGGGTTCGCCCCGTGCCTTACTTCTTCTTGAAAGTTGCCAGCGAATTGCAAGCCAAAGCAAGTCCAAGACGACCAAGACAACGATAGTCTGGAGTACATACTGGAACCAGACTGAATCCAGAATCCAGACTGAGGCTACGGCAAGACCACCACCAGCCACCAAGATAGCACCACGCCACTTGAAAGGTGTGAAGGCTATTACCAGCAAGCCGCCTGTCGATACTGCCATCCCCAAGCAGGACAACGCCCAAAGAATCTTGTCCTTGAGTTCACGCTTCTTCTCCTCGATAGCCAAGTCACGCTCTGCCTTAGCCGCATCCAGTTCCATATCCCTTTCCAAGACCATCTCCCATAGCACAGAGGTCTCGCTATCTACCTTCAACGCATCTTCCTTGTCCTTCTGGACGGCCTTGGAGTCGTTTTCTTTAACCATCCTAGCGTATCGTCCGACTGATTCGACTGAGGGCTTGGAGACCCCAGAAAGCCTCGTTCCTTGGGACTCGATGATGTCCCTAGCAAGCCCAGCAGGGAGGGAAGGAACGACAGCAACAATCGCAGAAGCGGACTCTGAGACGACTTCTTCGACCTTCTGGATGTACTTGTCTTTCTCTTCATTTGTCAAGGCTATTGGCTTAGGCTCATCAACAGTCTGACAGCCTACCAAGTTTCCAAAGATAAACAATATTGCTATGGTTTGGAAACTCCGCATCAAGACTTAACTGTATTTAAGAACTTATTGCGTACGAAGTCAAACACCTCTGGTGCAAGGCTACCAGCAATCGAGCATAACGCACAGCGGTACATAGCATCTATGTCGATCTGATACAGCGTGAAGTAGCACAGCACACCAACGATGCCACCTGCTATTATCTTCCTAGTCCAGATGACAGCCTTGAACTTCTCGTTGGTCAAGATGAGCCGTGCTAACATACCGATAGCCCCTAGGATAGCCATCAGCCATCCTGTCTTTTTGAACTCCTCAACAACCGATTGAAGGGTCGGGTCGTCGATGTTCATCGTCTAGGCTCCTCCTTGTAGATACGCTTCTTGGCTTGCTCCTCGCTGTCGAAGACACCGATGACAGCCTTGTACGGGTTGTACACCCTGTACTTGGAGCCGACTCTGGAGATGACATAGCCAGCGGCGTTCTTCAGCAGGACACCAGTAGGCGTACGCTCCGTCTTGAAGTTGCCGAAGGCTTCGGAAGGCTGATACCAAGCCTTCTTGTCTAGTTTAGCACGATAGTAAACAGTAGGCTTCCATACTTTGTCAGCATGGGCTTTGGACAAGTCCATCTCCTGCTTGAAGTTTTCCATCGTTGCAGGGATATACTTCGTCGAGCCATCTTCATTGAATCTGTCGGCAAACGAAGATGTGATTTCGCCATTATCAGCACCAATTGTCTTGGCGTAGTTCTTGATGGGGATGCCTTCTTCGTTGGTAATCTGTGAGCGAACCTTTTCAGCACCAAGGAATCTGCTTCGCTCAAGACGCTCAGACTGCATCAAGTGCGACAGTTTCATACCCTTGTAGGCATTGTTTAAGATTTCCACATCAGCGGCGGCATCTTCTGCTATGCCATCATCGTTCTCAAAGATTTGCCACTTTGTGCGAGCAACGGCTTTATTTGTGTCCTTGTCATAGATGACCATCTTGTAGTCCCAGTCCTCCATCGTGCCTCCATCGTTTTCCTTAATTCTAATGAAGAACTTGTTGGCGATTTCTGGATTTTCAGAAGCAAATTTGCCTATGAACTCTTGGTTAAATTGTTCATCAGAATATACTCTGCCGCCTTTCTCACCTTCCTTTGGCTGGAACTTGATGGGAAGTTCGTCCTTTAGCCCATAACCTCTTTGTGATTTAATCTTGTCATTAGCACCGAACAGATACGCATCAATATGGTCTTCTGGAACTCCAAGAGACTTAGCGACAGCCTCCTTGTAGAAGTTAGCATCAGCCATATCCTTTATCTCACCTCTGTAATTGCTAGACATAGACAACTTGCCCTTTTCGACCAAGTTTCCTTCCTTATCATATTTAGGCTTTTCGTATCTTCCGTAGATTGTAGGTTTGTCATCCTCGTACTGGAAAGCCCTGTCGAACCACTCAGCGTGAGTGAAGTCTGGTCTATCAATTTGCATCGGGTTCTTTGTCTTAACTCCCTTGTCATCCTTCCAGTACCAAAGACCGCTGTTCTTTGCTTCCCATAGATTTTCAGCAGTTGTTCCTTGTTGTGGATAGTGACCAATATCTTCCCAGCCGACATATTCTGGGTTTGTCTTTCCACCTCTAGCCTCTGGGTCTCCAGTAATTTCTGAATTAGATACAAAAGCCTTACGAACTAACAACCCTTGTTCGTCTCTGCGTTCAAAGATGTTCTTCTTAGGCTTGTAGTAGTCATCGCCACCTTGGTACTCCGCTGGCTGGTAACGGGCTTTGTCTTTTGAATACTTGTTTTTTATATACTCTATTGCTTTAGCCTCTGGAGAACCATCTCCAAGCATAAAGTCCATATCTCCGTTTAAAACTTCTCTTAATGATGCTTTATTTTTTTCAATGTATCTAGCCTTTTCGTGCCAATCCTCGTGAACGGCAATGATATTTGAGGCAGGTACATCTTCAAGAAGTGCAGACCCGTTTGCCTGTCTTAACTTTTCAGTAGGAACTTGAAGTTCAATTGTTACTAAGTTTGGATTATTGCCGTAAAAAGGAGTTTCCGAAACAGAGACACCTCTGGATTCAGATGTCGGTCTAGACTTGGAAACAAGCAATCCTTGTTTCATTATGGATTCTATGTTTTCTGCTGTTGTTTGATGATAAACTCTGGTATATCCTTTTTTGATTTCTGATGTTCCTTTTTCTTTTGGTAACTCAGTCGGCTGGTAACGGGCTTTACTATGCAATTGAGATATAACATCTATTCCTTCTGATAAGTCAGATGATTCTTCTTCTGTTGTTTTCCAACCTCGTTTTTCCTTGGTGAACTCTTTGTAAAGACCTTTATTTACATCATCAATAACTGTTCTTCTTATTGCTTGAGGTCTTCCCTTACTATCAATCACAGTTCCAGAAACTTCCTCAATTCCAAGGCTACGAAGTCTTTCAATCAGTTCGCTGTAGACAAGTTTACCTAACCCCTTTCCTTGTTGTTTTTCTGCAACTTCAGAATACTCTATGTTAGCATAATTAGGAGAGTCTTTATTAATCATTGCTTTGATGTTAGCAACTACATCACCTTTATTATTTCTGAGAGTTACACCTACTGCACCCATTCCTTGAGGAACCTTGCCATAGTATAATTTAAGACCTTTTGTTAATGATGGATTTTCTTCGGCAATTCGACCAATGAACTTAGAAGACATCTGTTCGTCTGTATAGGTGCGACCACCCTCGGTAGGCTGGTTACGAAGACCTAGTTCTCTGCCGTAACGGACTGGATTACCTTCGCTATCCTTACCTCTGGGCATCTTCACCTCATCAAAGGATGTGTCGATGGTCATTATGTTAGCGTCCATATAGTCCTTGAAGACCACATAGATGTTATCATAAGCACCGCCATCTCTCATATTTCTGAAGAGAACACCATCGTGACCAGCCTTCATCGCTGGAGCCATGATGTCCTTGAGGTGGTATTCGCTGTAGTTCTTGCGACCCTCGATAACCAGAGGATTCTTCATCTTCACCAATGCACGAAGTTCCATCGGAACACGCTTCATATCTGCCAATATTCTCGTCTTGTTGGCATCAACTGAGTTCCTAAGACCTTCGTAGAACTGACTTCCGTTCTTCAACGCATCTGGTGATGGGATGGCGAAGTTACTAGCGGACTCCCCAAACGCTTGAGTTGCAACCCTATGGAGTTGCTTATATGCAGACTCAAAATCAGAGGCGACATTTGCACCAGAGTCATAGTCGTTGAACATATTGCTGAAGTGCGTGAATATCGACACTCCTGCCCCATTTTTCTGTGAATTATTTATGAACGCAATAGCGAGTTTGTCCACAAGTTCAGCCCGTCTTCCGACATCGCCTCTTGTTTTTTCAAACGCCTTGCTAATGTTATTGTATCCAATTTGCTCCTCGCTCCAGTTGACTTTAACGAGGTCTTCTATAAAGTATGTTATATCTCTTTCAGACAAGAAGTTGCCGTTGAGATATCTATACTTGTCCTTCAACTTTTCAAAACCAGACTTAGATAGGGTTACTTCCGTAAAATCGTGCGTTCGCTTGTGCCACTCTAGGTACTGCTCGTATGTAGGTCTGAAGCCTTCTCCGTACAGGACATTGATAAGGCTGGATACAGTAAGTTTAAGCCTGTTGATGAAGTCATCTCTGTGACCGATGTAGTCCTTTGAGTGAGCCGACAGCACATCCTGCAATGATTTCTTCGTCTTCTGTGTGCTATCTGCGTACACCCTAGATGTGGTCTCTTGACCCGCAAAAAACACCCCGTTCTCAGAGGAGAATATCTTGTGCTTGGAGCCAAGTTTCTCACGCTTGAACTCTCTGGAAATCATCAAATCAAGACTGCTAGTGCCGTGGTTGGCGATAGTTGTGAAGCCTTGACCAGTCTGGAACTGCTGGTTGTACTCATCAGAATAGATGCTTGAGATGACCTCCGCAAGACCAGTCCTTCCATCTTTCCTGTAATCCTCTATGTACTTTCTGGCATCTGAGTTGATTCTATCTATTGTCTTTGGCTGGAGTTCTGGCATAACACCAGAGAGAACCTGTTGCTCCCATTCGTTACCGATGTCATTGAATAGATAGTTCTCAAGCAATTGAACCTTATCTGTCTTTAGGTCGCTATTATATAGAGCATCATTCTTGTTATCAAGCATCATATATAATGCTTCATTTTGTCTGACAAGTGAATCACGCTGTGCTATCTGCTCTCTAGTAAGGCTTGGAAGGGCTGAGAATCTTTGCTGAATCTCCCTTTGCATCGCATCAATCTGTCTTTCGATGTCCTTTATCTCGTTCTTTGCTTGAAGGTATTTGACCACATCATCAGCGGCAGACCTAAACAGTTTTTCGTAGAAAGTCGTAGAGCCAGCGACCAAATCTCTTTCAGCCTTATCAACCACATATTCATCTCTAGACTGACGGATGACATTCGTGCCTTCCGTGAATCTCTTGACCTTGCCGACCTCAAACACATCGCCAAGTCTGACAGCCTCATCACGCTCTGCCGCCTCTAAGACTTGGAATTTGCGACCTTGGTTAAATTGCTCGGTTGTCTGTTCGTTAGCGGACTTTATGAGTTCCTGCTTCTGGTTGACGCTGTGCTTCTGAGCCGCCTCAGCCGCCTGTTGGATACCATCGAAGACACCGATTGTATTCCCTTGGTCATCAAATGCACGAACCTTGCCGTTCTTCTCAGCGAACTTGTAGCCAAGCGGGTGCTTGATGATAGCCCCGTTAGGTGTGTCCTCCCTAGCCATCTCTGACGGCTGGAAGTTTCTAGACAAGTCCTTGAAGGCGTTCTCTGGGACGACATTCCAGCGGTCAGTACCGACTCGCATATTAGCGATTCCATCGACATTGAAGGTGGTGACGCTGTGACGGATGCCGTAAGGAATCTCAGCGATAGGCTTGTTGATGTACATATCACCCTCAGCCTTGACGATGCCAAGCATCTGGTGGAGGACATCTCTGCGTCTAGCACCAGCACCTGTGCCGTCTTCAAGAAGCACAGCAGATTCGACTCTGGACGAGTCACCAGCCGCCTTGGAAGCGTTAGCGAGGTATCGGAAGAAGTCAGCCTCCATCGCACCTCTGTCTCCGTTCCAAAGAGTTCTAACAGCGGAGTCAGACCACAGAACATCAGCCCTGCCATCTATGACAGCCTTATCGAGCGTGTGGAACAGCGAGTACATCTTGCCGTCCTTGCCGACCTTGAAATCAACACCAAGCAAGACCGCTTGACGATTCTTGAACGGAACATCTGAACCGACCAATCGAGGCCACGCATAGTCACCGATTTGAGCCGTGCGACCAAGGTAGCCGAAGTGGATAACATTGCCACCCTTGCCATCCAAGATGTTGTAGCCTTGCTGAATCTTATCGACCCATGCTCTGTCAACATGACCAGACTGAACGATAGCCTCCATCGCCTCTGGCGAGAGACGGCCAGACAGGTTGCCTTCGCCATCCGTGATGAGACCTTGACGGAACTTCGGGTCAAGACCAGAGAGAACCTTGTAGATTTCCTTGCCCGTCCGCATTTGCTCTTGAATGACTTTACGCTGAGAAGAACGAACAAGATTTCCGTTAGCGTCCCTAGTCATAGACAGACCACGGATACCATTGTTCTTGACGAAGGTTTCCCTAGCCGCAGGGGACAGCCTAGAGACATCGAACCCGCCCTGCTTGTTCGCCATAGCCGTAGCCCTAACGAAGTCACGCATCAATAGGTCAAGCGAAGCGTTCTTTGTTCTTATGCCGTCTTTCTCAAACGCTTGGAAAATGAACTGGTTGGTAGCAGGGTCGAAGTTGAAGTCTGGGTTAATGCCCTTTATCTTGGAACGCCAGAAGTCGAGGAAACCTTGCTTGGCATTACCCATTATCTCACGCATAGCACCAAGTTCACCACCTCTGAACAGGAAGTCCACAGGCTTGTCGTTGATGAAAGCACCGAAATAGTAAGAGCCGAACTCCTCAAGAAGCCCCTCAAGGGTGTCCTTTGTATCAAGTGAAATCTTGTTGGTCGTGCCTCTTGACTCATACTCCTTCATAGCCGCCTCAAGACGGGCGGTCTCGTTTATAGCCTCTTGGCTGTTTTTGCCGTGCAGGGCATCAATGTAACGCTGGAAGAACTGTCTGACCTGCTTGATATCAACAGAGGCGTTCTCGATTCTCTTGCCATCAGCATCGAACTTGCCAAGAAGGTTTTGGCCTAGTCTGTCGATGAAGTCTGGCTTGAGGACTGAATCCAGCATCACAGCGTGGAATAGTTCGTGCGGGGCTGTTTCCTTGCCAAAAGATGTTAAGTTGATGTTGATTTCTACCTGCCCAGTTGAGTTTCTTCTGAACACATATCCCTTAGCATCTATATGTCTTTCAATATTCACCTCAACATCCTTGAGTCGTGACGGACGCATATTGCCGTCTTTGTCGAAGTAGCCTTCCGTAGCCAACTTCTGTTTAAGCAACTCTCCTCTGGCTGATAGTTTGCCATCCTTGCCAGTCTCGTTCTTGATAAACTGTCGAATCATCTCGTTAGCCTGTGTCTTGTTGCCAGCGTCAAACATAGCGTTTACTCTGGCGACATTAGCCTCAGCATAGTTCAAATCTCCGTAGAATTCGTAGCCATTCTTACCACCAAATATTTCCTTGAACTCTGGCGTAGCCGCCTTGTCAAGAGCGTCAAAGACAGCCTTCTTCTGCTCACCGCTAAGACGCATGAACTGTTTGCGAAGTGCGTGGTCTTGTGGAAGACCTTGGAGTTCATTGATTAGCAACTTGTGGTCTCCGTCAAAGCGATTACCGACAAACGAAAGGAACGATAACGCTTTTGCTCTTGAGGCTCTGTTAGTTCCGAACTCTGGGAACATCGCAAGAGGTTCCATCAGTCTGCCTGTATCTGGGTCGATACGCTGGCTAAGCAACCAAGCCATATGGTCAGCATTGCTTCTTGCGACAAACTTAGCATCTGGAGCCATCACATCAATTCCCGTGATTATGCCGTCTACCTGTGCAATCAAATCTCTGTTTCCTGTGAGTTCAGCAGTTTTAGCAAATGCCTCGAAAGCCGCCGCCTTTTCTGGGTCAACTTGTTTGAGCCCTTCGATGACCATCTGACGCTGGACAGCAATTCTATCGTAGAGTCTGCCTTTACCTACATCAGCAATGACAGCACCCATACCAGCACCAGCCGCACCAAGGGCCATACCAGCACCAGCACCGCTAGCCGCACCTTCTTCGCCAGCACTCAGATAACCAAGACCAGCACCAATAGCCATACCTTCAGCCGCACCCTTTGAGATGTCAGCGGAGTACACGAACAGCGGGTCAACCTTATCAAGAACATTTAGGAGAGCCTTAGCGTGTTTAGAGAGAGGAACGCCAGACTTGTTGGCATCTCTGAGAGCCTGTCCAGCATATGATAGAACACCTCTGCCGAACTGCTGTTGCTTCTGCATTTGCTCACCAACCATCGTCAAAGATTCACCAACGCCTCTGGCGGTAGTAGAACCAACCATAGCACCAGCGACATCACCGAAGATTGGGAATGGCACATTTCTACCTTCAAGAGCCGCAGAAGCCGTATACCATCCATACATCTGTGCCGTAGTTCTAGCCTCAGCCGCTGGCATACCAGTAGCGACCTCAAATATAGAACCAGCCTTTTCTAAGCCGTAGTCTATGGTGTTGCGTGTTGCAGTACCCAAGAACTCGATAGGAGCCCCAACGCCCCACTTAATAGCACCACCAAGAACCTTACGCTGAATCTGAGCCGCCCGTGCAGAAGCCTTGGCAAGACCTTCTCCCATACCAATCATTCTAGCACCCTTAGCCGCAATACCACCAAACGGGACAAACAATGTTGGGTCAGCGATATAAGACATCACCTGCGTCATCTCTGGATTGATGACATCCTTATCCATCAATATGGTATCTTGACCAGTAGCCAGACGCATGGAATGTACATTGAAAGCCTGTGCATCCATGAACTGCTGGAACTCCGCTTGCTCATCATCCCCGTTGGCTGTGATGGCGTTCTTGACTCTGAAGAACACGCTATTAGGGTCTTGCGACTGAGCCGCCATACCATACAGGCTTCGTGTACCTTGGGCAAATGCCTCGACAAGAGACGGGGTTAACTTAGCCGTGGACTCAAGAGGCTTGTCTGCAATAGACCCAGCCGCCGCCATAATCTCGTTGAATACGCCTTCAGCGGCTGTACCCATAGCGTCAAGGACATCAACCTCCTTGGTCTTAACATACGCCTTGTACTGCCTGTACTGGTCGAGGTTCATATTGAACACCTCGCCATTGGCGTTACGCTCCTGCATTACCTTGTAGATATCTTCGCCCGTAGGCGGGGCTGTTATCTTCGCCCTAGCCGTCTCACGCTCTTCTGGAGGGAGTTCAGCCAACATAGCCTCTAACTCAGCATCAGCGGACTGCGGTGCTTGAGATGAGGCGGTTGGTCTGTTAGCGTATATCTTGTTCTGGTCGTATAATTCAGCCATTAGATTAGATTCCGTATTTTTCTTTGAGGTATCTCTTACGAAGTTCTTCGTATCTACCGCTTTCCGAATCTGTATCTCTAATCTGAACTGTTAAACCACCAGCGGCTGAAAGATTACGAATTCTTCTGTCAACTCTCTGAGCAAGAGCCAATAGGATTGCTCGGTCTCTTGATTCCATAGAGAAGAAACTTGTAGGATTAGCAATAACTCTGTCAATCAAACCCTGTTCAAAGTTTGAGACTGTGCCTACACCGATAATATCCTTGCGTAATGCCGCCTTTAAGTTCATAACCTCAACCTCGGCTTCGCCAGATAACTTGAAGTTAGCAAACTCACCGACTTTATCGTTAATTTCTTGCAATCTCTTAATTGAGCGTCTGGCATCAGCAAGTTGAATCATTTCAGTCTTGAATTCCTTTTCTTCCGCATCGCCACCACGATAAAGACCACCAATCATTATTCCAGAATTAGGAACGAACTCAGTAGGAACAAGTCTGCCGTCACGGGTTTGCTGACCATACACGCCAATCATCTCCTTGCGAATATCCTGTATAGACCTCTGCTCTGGCATCTTCATCTGCTCCCACTTGCCGTTCATATACATCAGACGGACACCGCTAGGAGTCGTGTACTCTTGAAGTTCAGATTCTGGGACAGCCTTCTTGAAGAAAGAGTCAAAGCCTTGCACGGGAATCCTACGCTTGCCAGTCGGGTCAGTCGGGTCAATAGCACCGAATCTCTGGGTAAGGAAGTCCTGCACTTGAGCCTTACGCTCATTGACGCTAATAGGACGCTCGGTATCGACTGTGCCGACAACGACATCACCAACGCCAATGACAGGAACTGGTGCTTTTGCCTTATCCTTTGAGCCAACATCAATTGTTGAAGGACTTAGTGTGTCTAACTTTTCCTTAGCCTTTTCAGCCTCTGTCAATGCAGACTTAGATTGACTTGTAATGGCTTTTCTGAGGTCTGAAATCTGGTCAGCCGTCATTGGCTTGTCGCCAGAAATGCCAAGAGCCTTAGCCGCCTTTGCGACATTATCACGAACTTCGGTATATCTTGATGGGAATGGAACAGTTGAAATAACACCCCATTTAGAAGACTCATAAGTACTAAGTTTTCTTGTCGGATTATTTTCTATTTCAAAGCCTGTGATATTCTTAACGATATCGCTTAATGTTATGCTTTGGTTATTCTGAATAGCACCATCAAGATAGTCCTTTGTGTTCTGAAGAACAGTCTTAGCAAAATCAGTAATCTTTGCGTTTTCTTCAATCTTTGGCTTCTGTTCTGATACCTTTCTTTCAGCAAGTTTGCTTTGGATTTCTATATCTTTCTGAGCATCATTAGCACCAAAGAATTTAAGTGCATCAGCGACATCCTGCTGATACTGCTTTTCCTGTCTTGCTGGAACCTCTGAAGGCTTCTGCATACTAGCCTCGTAATCCTTGACAGTATTCTGCATCGGAGTGCCTTGGTAGTCGTACAGACCATCCTTGTTCTGATAGAGCATACCACCTTCTGTGAACGCACCTTCTGGCAGATTTCCTTCAGCAAGCCTGTTCTGAGCCGTGATGCCCTTCTCAGCGTTGATAGCCTCAAGTTGAGCAGAGATGATTCTTGGGTCGATGTCCTGTGCCTTGGCTGTGGACTGTTCAGCCTTAGCCAGCCAGCGTTGCCAGAACTCTTGGTCGTTGAACTGGACATTCGGATTCACCTTCTTGATTTCACCGAAGTACTTCATCACCCTGTCCTTTTGCTGGACGATGGACTCGTTAGGATTGACGGAGAAGTTCGGGTCATCGAGGTTCACAGCCTCCGTTGACTTAACCTTGCCAGCGTACTGATTCAGAGCCTCAGAGATACCACGCTCGATGGCTCTACCACGCAGGAATGACCACTCCTGCAACTGCTGACCGAAGCCAGCAAGACGGGTTTCCGCTTCGTGTACAAGACCAATACGCTGATTGAGGCCCTTCGTAGGAGCGTCCTGTAATGTAGCCGCAGTCTGCATCAGACCTTCAAGAACGCCAGACTGTGCAATCTCTGGGTCTTGGCTATACATCGCTATCTTATTAGCGACATCTTGACTGAGCATCTGGAGTTTCTGATTCGCTAAGTCGTTCTTTGCTGAGTTCTCGTTGTAAGCCTTTATGCCCTCAGCGAGACCCTTTGTGAAGGTGTTGATGCCCTGTGCATACATATTCCCGATGTTTGCACCAGCCTGTGCCATCCCAGAAACGGGTTGTATCCCGCTTTGGTATTGTTGAAACATAGCCATAAATTATTAGCCTCCGTAGGCTCTGTAAAAGGGATTGCTTGCACTCCAAGAAGTGTTCCCAGACACAGGAACAGAACGAGGAAGAAGGTTTGTAGGAGAATAAGCGGCTCCACGACCAGCGGTAGCAACATTGAAGCCACTATTAGCGGCTTTAGTTCCTCCAAATAAACCAGCATTGCCAAGTAATGAACCACCCATAGTACCGATAGCACCAAGACCAGCGGAAATCATACCAGCCTTGGCTTGCTGGTTGGCAATCTGGGCTTGCATTGCTTCTTCTCTGTTGGCGGTAATCAGTTGAGCGTTGTACTGGGATTCTGGCTGGAACAACTTAGCACCAAGACCTTGGTTGAACTGGCTGGACTGACCAATCAATCCAGTAGGACTAACAGCACTAAGTTGAGACATAAGGGGCTGACCATACATTGACATCGCCTGTTGAGCGTTTTGCTGACCAATGCCGTAGACATTGCTGGCGAACTGTCTGGCTCTGTCTTCTCTGGCGTTAGCAAGATTATATGAGTTAAGGACTTCAGCCGCAATCGCTTGATTGCCGAACTGCATACCTCTAGCCGCCATAGCCGCCCTAGCGGAGCCTTGAGCCATACGCTGTTCTTGGTCTGAGAGATTCCTACCGCTGGCAAGACCGCTAGCCGCCTGTGAAGCAAGGGACGAATACAGACCAGCCGTGGTAGGGTCTAAGGTCTGCTCGTAGGCACTTCTAGACATCGCACCAACATCGCCATAGAGCCTACCCTGCGAGGCAAGAATCTGATTGGATAGAGCCTCAGATTGAGGGATGGCTTGACCATACAGGTCAGTCATCATGTTCATCCCGCCAAGAAGGTTCTGCTTCTGGAGTTGTTGCCATTGCGGGGTGTACTGTGCCTCAAGAGCAAGCAGTTGAGGCTGGATACCAGCCTGTGCGTTGAGAGCATCCTGCATTTCTCCCATATAGGAGCGAGGTGCTGGGACTTTTATTTTGCTTCCCATTGTTATATAGTATTTAGAAGGTTTATGTATTTGTTTGGCAACTCTCTGAGTCGCCCGTTTTGCATCCCGATTTTCTTCTGGTTCTCCCAGTTCGGGAATCGCATTTTAAATTCCGTGACAAGACGCTTACGGGCTTGGTCGGTTGTAGCCATCCAGTCTGTTATGCAAAGAGTATGCAAGCCTTCTTGTTTGAAGTCAACTATGTCGCTGAACTTCAAGAGGTCTTGCTCCGTAGGAGTGTTGTTCTTGATGGGGTATGCTACGCCTAGTCCAGTCAGTTTTAAGCCTTCCCAGACCTCAAAGAGATAGCCAAAATAGGCAGACCAGCGGAGGTATCCACGGAGTTCTTCGTCCGAGAAGCCAAAGCAGTCACGCTTGCAAGTATCTCTATTCGCAAGAATGAAGGCTATGTGCTTGTCGTAAAGCATTAATTTCCGATTGCAAAAATGCGAGGAACATTATTGAAGTTTCCTGCACCACCAAATGTTTGGTCGTACACGCTAACTGAAGATAATGTATTGCTCCATTCTTGGAACATATTGTCATTGTCATCACTATTTTCTGCTTTTGTTGAAACAATGATGCAAAAAACAGAATTCGGGAAAGCGATAGGAAAGTTAATTACTTGAAGTCCATTTGCGTTTGTTCCTGTTGCCCATTGTAAAATCAATCCATTTCCAAGTTTAATATATCCATTTGCTGTTAATGAACTTGCAACAACTGACGCAATTGAATCCCAGTTAGAACCATTGTAAGTTTCCGTAGATGATGTTGTAGAGTTAAATCTTGTGTCGCCAGCGACAGGTGTGGCAGGACGCTGTGCGGTAGTGCCAACAGGAAGTTTGATTGCACCAGTTGTATTGAATAATGTTCTCTGAGCAAACCTTACTGTTCCGTTATTAGTTGACGAAAAATCCATTCCGTAGCCAGCAGATTCAAACATCAAACCTCCAGCACCATTACCAAGGCCAGTACCATACTCTGATGAAATTTTAACTGGAACACCTGTCCCCTTAATCAATATTCCAGTATTGGAAAACTCTCCAACATTTCCAAAAGAAGAACAATGCATTTCAAATGACACGCCTGAACTAAGTAAAAGACTGTTATTTCCGTTATCATGTCCATTAATAACACTTGTTTCAATAATATTACCGCTCCTAAATATGTTTTGAACATTAATCTTTTTTAAAACACCATTGAATGTGTCTGCATATAGTAAATAATCGGTAACATTAGATGCACTTGTTCCTTCTGTTTGGTCTGTAATTATAGACGGAGTAATAGTAGCGGAATCAATCATTCCGTTGAGTTCAGCGGCTGTGACGATTTCACCAGCAACCCACGGAGGGCTTTTACCATTGTTAATTTGTGGCATATTATTTCTTTGAGATTAAGTTTTTGCTCTTTTGGCTAGCGTAAGCATAGACAGAGCGAATGAAAGGTCGGAAGTTTCCTATGAATTGGAATCGAAGTCCAGTCCCGAATTTACGAATCGGTGTTCTTCTAGTCTCATCGTTGTCGCTAGGAGAGGTATAGTCGTCAATCAAGGCATAGGAGTCCTCGTTTGACACATCGACATAGGTTGCGACCTCAGAGCCAATCTGGAAGTCGAAGTCTATTTCGGCTGAACTGAAACGCTTGTCATTAAACGAGCCGAATGTATATCTTCTTGTCTTGAGAGATGAGTCGATTGTGACTGGCGTAAACGCAAGTTCTTCTAGTCTAGCACCCTCTGTATCAAGTTTAAATGCAGGGTCGTCTAACTTAGGCTTGCCAGTTTGCACCCCGTATTCATCAAAGTCAAGTTCTTCTGTCAAGAAAATACCCTCATTTGAATCAACGATGAACAAGCGTCTGATGTTATCTTTCTTGGCTACTATGAAATTAAAAACATCTATGCCAGCGGGATAAGTGTCAATAGACTCCCAAGCATTAAGGATGAAGTTATAAATGAGAACGGCATTGTTCGTAGCAGAGTTATCGAGAGGTACAGCGAGGTAATAACGATTGTCCCAATAAACAGCCACAGAACGATAAGCGTAAGTTCTATTGATTCGCTTAATGACATCGTTGATAGGGGCTGAGATAGGCTGGGCAGAGGTCAGCAAACGCATCGACTCGTTTGAGCCTACCTGCGTTGGGTTCATTGCGTACACCCCGTTGTCAGACAAGAAGATTATGCCGCCATTGGCTTGCACAACGCTTCTCTTTGCCATGCAACCAACATCGGTAACAAGAGTCTTGATGAAACAGTCGTTGGACAGGGCATCACCCGTGGCGTACCTACCAACACCTGTGTTCACATAGAATATGCTGTGACGCATGAATACTGTGAACTCGTTCAGCGTCCAAGGAGCGATGGCTATGACCTCATCGTTGCTTCCGTTGTTGAATGTAAATGCATCAAGTATATCCCAATGTTGGTAATCAAGATAATTGCTGACGCAGACTGTATCTCTGTTTCTTTGTGCGAGAGGGTCGTTATGGTATTTTCCCTGTGCGATAAGTCTATTACCATAATATAGAAGTTGAGAGCAATTAGGGAATTCGTGACCAACAGTAGGAGATAGAGGAAGAACAGTAATAGTCGTTGCCATATCCCAAATCAACGGACGCTTGTTATAACCTCTAGTAATGAAAACCTTGTCTATGGCGTGAACAACATCACACCCATCTGAAGTCGTGATTGTCTCGCCAGCAGGAAAACTGATAGGCAACGACAGAATCTCAGACTGCGGATTATAAGTCCACAGTTTGTCGGTTGTAACCAGCACCATTATCTCTTGCCCTGTGCTGTTTATGTATGTGCAAGTACCATAGATATCCAGACCAACAATGCTACCCTTGGTCTTTCTCTGTAACCCACGCCTAGGGGTAGCAACGCCTCTATCTAGACGATAGTTGATTGACTCTGAAACATAGCCCTCTGGCAACGAAGAAGGGTTGTCACGGCTGTTGAGACCTATGAAACCCTTGTCGCCATCACGAAGATATGTGCCAGTTTCAGCCATCAGTCCTTAGACTTAAGTTTGCGTAGGACTTCCTTGCTCCATTGCACCTTCTTAGATTGAGCGTTCTTAACGCCAGAGTAGAAGCCAGCAACGAACATGACAGCACCAGCGATGAGATAGACAAGAAGTTCAAACATATTATGAAATTAACCAAAAGTTTGAGGCAAGTTTTGTAAGAGTTCTTTGACCAACAGTATTAACAGAAATAGTTCCAGTATTGCCAATAAGAGTAGGCACGCCAGCACCAGAGGATGTTATATCAATAGAGCCACCACCACCACCAGTATCGTAGCAGAGAATTATAATTGTCCCTATTGCAAAATTATATGTAAAATCTTCTGGAACAGATATATTCATAGACATACCGCCACCAGAGCCAGCAGGAACATAAACTATGTTATTAGTGTCAGCCGCCGCCAATGTGTAAGTGTTGGTCTGCGTGTTTACGCTCTTAGCGGTAGTAGCGGCTGTAATTTGAGTTGTAGAATCTGGGAATGTGATTGCTGTTGGTGAAATTGTAATTCCAGAGCCAGAGCCATTCTGCATACGCAGAGTATTTGCAGACGAGTCAAACTTGAATGTGTAGAACCCAGAACCCATATAGTAACCATTGAAGTTACCCGTTAGGTCAATATTTGTTACAGTAAGTGCAGACGATGTTATGTATCCAAGACCTGTGACATAAGTAGAAACATCTGTGGCTGTCTGATAACCAAGACCACCGATATATGTCGTAAGGTCTGTTTGGTCTGTGACTGTGCCTGTTATTCCACCCCAAACAACCCCACCACCGCCACCACCCGTGGCGACAGACCAAGCCCCGTTCTTACGGACATACTCAGAACCATTGCTAGGAGCATCGGTTAGATAGCCCTGTGAGGTCACATAGGACTGCGTGGCATAACCGCTGATGGAAGCACCAGCAGGGATTGTAACAGTCCCTGTGAATGTAGGACTTGCCTTCGGAGCGTAAGTGCTACTGGCTGAAGCCGTAGTTAAGTACGATGCTGAAACCCAACTTTGAAGTGCTAGTGTACCAGCGTTAATTTCATTGATTTTGGCTTGAGAAATCTCATTGCCAATTTCAACTACATTTGCGGGAAGATTAGGGCTGAGATTGACAGACATATCGGTTCGTTTGGTAGGTTATAGTAGAAATCGAAATGTCGCATTAGACCATTGAGTAAGCCAGATGCACAGGAGTCGTAGCCGCAGAAGCAACAACACGGATAGTGCCGTTATAATTGTCGATATTGAAGAAAGTGGCTGGCTGGAGGATGATGCCAGTAGTGTCTGTGGCGGACAGGATGACAGTCACAGTAGCGGTAGAGGACTGATTCTGGATGATTGTGCTAATACGCTTTTCGTGAGGAGCCGCCGCCGCCAGAAGGGTGACGATGGATGTGTTCACATTAGTCGTTGAGTGCGTGAACGACTTAAGGAACGGAGATGATGTTGAGATGATTGACATAAATTAGTAGGTGTTTCTCATGTTGATTTTGCCGAACTGACCCTGCTGACGGAGGAACTTGTCGTACTCTTGCTCAAGGACTTGGGTGGCTTTGCCTTCGATGACAGCCGCCTCGTTAATCATTGTTTCAGAGACATACCAGTTAGCGGCTGACCCCCAAGAGAGGAAGGAGCCAAAGATATAGGGAATCTCAATCTTCTGCCAAAGAGAAGGATGAGTGTTAGGATTCTGCCCGACTGTCGTTGAGGCAACAAGGCAGGTATAGAAATTGCCGTTGTGAGGCTTGCCAGCGACAGGTGTTCTAGAGCCTGTGCCAGAGCCAGAATCAAAGTAGATTTGGCTACCTTGATAGTACGGAATGGTGGCAGAATAGGTGTCACCTGTGAGGGCTGGACACTTCTTTCTGTATTGGTACGACCCTTGAGCAACGATGCTCGGAAGGATGACTCTTATCTCAGAGCCTGTGTCGTAAATCTGATAGTCGTACTGGGAGACTCTGGAAGAATCCTGCGGGTTTCTGTTCCAGACACCAAGTATCTCAGAAGCATCTGACGAAGGGACGAAATAGTTCGTGCCGCTAGCGTCTTGTGTTGTGGTGAAGTCGTCGATGCGTGTGACCTCAATCCAGTTGTTTGACTCCCAAGCCTCACGCAGTCTTGCGTGGGCGAAGTCACGGAATTGGGAGAAGGTTTCTTCCGTGATGTTATGGCGGTCATTACCAGAGTATTGAAGTGCATCGAACAGCACTTGGCTGAAGTCTATGGTTCTCATTTGGTGATGTATCCGTCAGCGGTGAATATGGCTCCGTTGACACAAGCCTTTTTAGCGTAGTTCTTGACAGCGGTTTCGGGGTTGTCTCTCAGAAACTCTCGCAGGAATGTCTTGTCCTCCCAGCACTCGTAACCAAGGCGTTGACCCCAGTAGTGCCATGCTTGGACGGGAATTGATGCGATTTTCTGACCGACACCTTCGATAGCCTTGTTTTCGTTGAAGCGGTCAAAATGACCAGCCTGTTTTGCAACAGCCCTCATCTTGACTTCTTCCTGTCTCCAACCACGGATAAGTTCCTCCTGCACCCGCTTTTGCAAGTGAGGAGGAACCACCTCAGCCAGACCTCGTATAAAGTCTGACATCCGTTAATTAAGCGGTGAAGTCGAAGACACCAAACGCCAGCGGGTTGTAGACGCAGAGGCCAGCAACCGCTTCAATCATTCGGGCTTCGCCACCACCAGCGTTAGGCAGAGCAGTCACGCCAGCGACATTGCCGCCATAGCGAACTTCGACCATATCGAAGGGGATGACATAACCAGCGAAGGTCGAGCCAACGCCAGAAGCCACCTTGAGGAAGTGGGACGGGTGCAGTCTCAACTTACCGAAGTCGCCCTCAAAGACATCGACAGACGAGATGTACGACTGAGCGTCCGACTCTCTGTTGAGTGTGCGGATAGCGGTCATCGGGGCTGTGCCTGTGCCTTGAGTTGTGGTGTAAGCGAGGTTCGTGAACGCTCTCTTGAGGGCAGAGCCGCAAAGGAGGTCGAAGTCACGATACTGACCAGTCTGGGTGTAGATGCCTGTGAGGACATCCTGCACGACAGTTTCAGTCAGAGCCGCTGTGCCAACAGTAGAACGATTGGCGGCAGGGGTGGCGAACTGGGTGTCGTAAGGAAGAACTGTGTCAACAGACGCTGTGGGCTTGAGCCACTTGTCGAGACCACGGGTGATGTACGGAACTGTGCCGTTGTCGAGTTGAGCCCCCTGCGTACCGCAGAAAGTGGACTCCATATCACGCTTGAGGGCTTGGATGCCCTTGGCGACATTGTTAGCGAGTTCGTCACGCACACCAGCGACTGTGGAGATATCCTGTGTCAGCGGGGACACACGGACGGCTCTACGGAAGATTTGGATGTAGTTAGAGAGTTCGGCTCTGTAGGTTGTCGCACCATCCTTGACATAGTTTTCGTAGGAGGTGACATCTGTGCCATCGACTGTACCCGTTGTCTTGGGGGTCGGGAGGCGGTCAGCCTGCCATCTGAAAAGGGTATTGCCAGGCTTGCTACCCTTCTTAGCCATCGAAGTGAAGGGTGTGTCCTTCGCATCAACGAGCGAGATGAGGTCAGCGAGTTCTTCTCTCTTACCAGACGAGAATGAGGGTTCTGTGAGATTTGCCATAGTAGTATATAGGTTTTAGGGATGATTACAGGAATCGGTTAGCGATAATAGATTGAAGGTCGTCTCGGGAACCAGTAGCACCGAATCGCTTTTGGGCATCCTTGACCTTCGCCTCTTGAGGAGGAACATAGGGAGGGGTTGCTGTACGCTTCGGCTGTGCTGGTGCTTGTCTTGTAGGTTGTGACGGAGTACGCTTAGTTGCCGCTTCACGGGTCTTAACGCCTCTAATATAGTCACCAAGCACCATCTTGTAATCGGGGAATCTGGTAATCTCTGGGAAATGCTTGAGGAACGAGTCAGCGATTTGACGCTCACTAGAACTCTTGTCTTTCCACCACGGGTATTCCTTGACAGCCACTTGTTCAATCTGCTTGTATTGCTCGATGTACTTGGCTCTTGCTGGAAGATGTTCTTCTAAGGCATCAAGGGCTTTAATCTTGATTCTTCTGACATCTTCAGCGGAATAGTCCGTTTCGTTACCATTATTGTCCGTTACAGTTGCACCATCGGGGTTCATCTCGCACCAGCGTCTAATCTGCTTGGCCTGTTCAGCCTCACGATTCACTTCTTCAAGTGTATTCAGATTGGTGTACGGGTTGTCGGATTTAGGAGTCTGTGCTGGCTTGTTAGCCTCTTGCGACAGTCTCTCCACTTCTTCCTTCAATCTTTCCACTTCTGCTTCCGCTTCTCTCCGTTTGGCAGAGAGTTTGTCAATGCGTTTCTTGACACCCTTTGGCAGTCCACGCTCAAGTTCATCATCTTCAGACTTGGTTTCTTCGGTTTCCTCGGAGTCTTCTGACTGTTCCTGTTCGTTTTCTGTATTGGTTTCCTGTGAAAGAACTTCACTATCTTCTTCGGAGGTCGCTTGACCCTCCGTGTCGGTCTGTTTCTGGGAGTCCGAATCCTCCGCTACTTCCTTGCCTCCTAGGAAGGACTCGCTGATTATGTCAGCAAGTTTGTTTTGGTCAAAGGCTGGGGCATTGCCTTCGGTGTTTTGCGTGGGGTTATTTGATTCCGTCCCAAGGTCGGATTGATTTTCTGTATTCATTAGAGAAAGGTCTAAAGTCCTATTTTTTGTATAGCAGGGTTTTATAGTCCCAGAACTAAGGGAAAACTCTTTACAATTTTACCCTATGCAAGTGCAAACTGTGTTTTGTGCCATTTTCGCACGAAACATCCTTACTCAGTCCTGCCGATATCCTTCAAAACTGTATCCCGTGTTGTCAACAGGACAGCCTTGAACGAGTTAAGGGCTTCGGCTCTACCGCAATGGTAAGCCCTATCTTCGCCCTTGTTTTCCTTAGCCAGAGCATATGCGGTCTCTGATTCGATGGACGCATCAAGAAGCATAAGGGTCGCCTTCCAGAGAGGGTTGTCCTTATCGAAAGCGAAGCCGTGGATGATTTCCTGTGGTAGCATAAATTACATCCCCATCTGGGATTCCTGTTGCTTCTGCATCTGCTCCGCTTGCTTGAGTTGACCCTGCATAGCGTCAGCCGCCTGTTGACCTACTGGCGTAACGCCTGTGCGACCAATCTGCTTGTTTTGCTGTTGGCTAATGGACATCTGGAGGTTCTTGATGTAGTTCTCAAGCAACGCACGGAAGTGTTGGTCTTGTTGCATCTGCTGTTGAGCCTTCGGGTTCTTGCCAACGATGTCTTGTAGATACTGCAACTTTGTCTGTGCTGTCGGGTCGTTCTCGACATAGTTCGCCTCGTTGCCCAACATCATCAGGCCGATGTCAGACTGGATGTCCTTGTAGAGCATCTGAGAGGCACTAGACTGCTCAACAATGAGGTCTTTGGCCTTGTCTGGGTCGATGGCCTCGATAGCGGCACGAACCAACTTGCTCTTGTCTATGACACCAGCATAGTCCAGAGGCATCACGAACTGCATGATGGCCTTGAGTTTTTCCATCACGAAGTCTGTGTCGATTTCTCTGACATCGTACTTGATTTGGAAGTCGTACTGGTTGCTGATGGACGACATATTCTGAGCCATCTGAGCGTTGGTAATTGATTCGACCTCAGCGGGGTCAAGGTACTGCAAGCACAGGCTAAACAGCATATTGAACGCTTCGCTCCATACATCCAGCCAGTTGTTCACGATGAACTGCTGTGTCATCTGTGTACGCTGAGGCGGGATATTCGGGTGATAGATACCGAAGTAGGCGGCGTGGTTCTGCTCAACAATGTTAATGAGGTTGAAAGCCGTCTGAGTCTCCGACTGCGGAGGAGTCATAAACTTGTAGTCATCTGGAGTCGTGACTGGCAGGTGTAAACCTGGAGCAATCTTATTGATACCGCCAAGTCGCTTCTTGACGAGGATAGGAGGCATCGTTGTGAAAGCCGTGCGGTCACGGATGGAGTCATGCTGTGCCTTGATTTCAAATTGGTCTGTCATTGCGACCTCGGGAACGCCACGGGATTCTTGGATAGGTCTGCGTAGACGCTCTCTGCGGTAGATGACAAACGGATACTTGTTGTGGGCATCGCCAAGAAGTTCGTGGCTGGCGTAGATATCGCTACCAGCACGGGGGCAGAAGATGGTGCAGTAGATACCTTGTGTGCCGTCTTCGTTGATGAGTCGGCTGTAAGCATAGACGACCTCAATCAAGTGCATATTGCGGTTAATCTGGTAGTTAATCAGCGTAGCCGCAGGAAGGATGTTCGGGTCGTGGAAGTTAGTACGCAGACCAGCAACGCTGACCGCTTGGTTAACAAAGTCCTCGCTCCAGCCGTATTGAGCCGCCTGTGAGCGAATCTCCATCTCGGTCATAAACACTCTGCGGAAGATGACTCTGGCGTTCTGGATGTCGATGGTCTCTGGCGGGAACGAAATCTCATCAAACGGCTTGAGTGCGGTAACGGACGGCAGGTTCTTGGATGTATAAGCCTGTGGGAACTCAGCCTTGCCTGTTTCACGAAGTTGACGAACAGCCTTCTTGATGTCCTTCGGGCTGACATCCGTGATGTACTGCGAGATTAAGTCGATGGCGTAGTCCTCCTGCTCCTCCTGCATGATAGCGTTAGCGAGGTCAGCGAGCGATGAGCCAGACTGTTGGGCTTGCTCTGAGAGTTGCTGAATCTCTTCCATTCGGATGACTTGGTTGCGGAAAGCGGTCTCTTGCTCCCAGAGGATGTGCAGGGCAGACCAGCCGTACTGCTGTGTGTACTGAGCGAGCAGTTCAGCCTCAGAACGGAGTTCCTGCCTCATCTTAGACTGGGTGAGCCAGTCCATGAGGACATTAGCGGAGCCAGCGAAGTCGTAGTCGTTGTATTTAGTACCCTTGACCTTGACCTTACAGCGGTCAAAGGTAGTCATCAGCATAGCAACGATGTCATTGATTGTGCGGTCAACCAGACGGCAACGGACATCTGAAGCACCCTCAAACGGGAAAGCGGCATCGCCTTCCATGCGGGAAGTGCTGTGCTTTTTGCCATCTGATGTCTGACCAGCCCAACGGGATAGACGGATATCGTCATTCTCCATGATATTGGCGACATTGCCGCCATTCTGCGTTGAGCGATTGTATTCTTGCCAAAGATACGGGATATCTGGCTTGCTCGTAGCGTAGACCAGTTTATCTTGATTTGGATTGTACTTGGTCGAAATATTGTTGTTAGTTATGCTCATTTTTTAAAAAATTGATTAAATCGTCTCTGAAGTAACGCCTGTGACCACCTTTTGTTGTAAAGGTTCTAACGATACCTTCCATAGCAAGGGTCTCTAACTTCCGTCTTGTCAAGCCCATAAGTGACATTGCCTTTGCACGGGTTAGGAGTACTGGGTAGTATATTTCCATTAATAACTTCCCCCACCCATTCCTTTTAGAGATTGTGAACTCAGATATTCTGGGTTCATCGTGATTAGATAGCGTAGGCAGTCGATGGGGTCTTTGGTCGCTCCTTTTTCCCCATCCAGCCCAGTCCATTCCTTTAGGCAGTAGATAAGATTTTGACATTCTTCTGAAATATAGAGTTTAGGTTTATTCAATGGTGAAAGGTCTTGACTGTAATCGTAAGCAAAGCCGTCATTAATCATTGATACGCCTTGCTCAATGCGGATACCAGCGGCAGGCTGGAAGTTCATAGGGTTCTCCCCGTCATCAAGCATATCAATGAGGGTAACGCCTCCGTCTTCGGTCACAGCCTTGGAACCGCCAGCCCTAGGGTCGATATAGCGTTCAGAGATGACTTCTTCGCCCTCTAGGTTCTTGATTAGATTCTTATATTCCGCAAGAGAGCGTCCAGCCCCGTTACGCTGGGCAGTCCCCATCTTTCCATCTGGGTCAGCAGAAGGTAATGCCCATTCGCCTTCAGACGAATCTGGAAACTCTCGATATACATAGAGACAGCCATCCGCAGATGCTCGTAGCCATAGCATAAACCAGTTTCTAGCCCCAGCAGGGTCAACAACCATATAATTAGTCCCGTCTCTCGGTACATCCTCTGGTTTGACGATATTGACCTCTGGGTTGAATCTTGGGAATTGGTTTCCGCTGATATTGTCTGCCCATCCATACGCTCTGATTTTGACTTCATAAGGTTTCTTTCCCAACAGGGTCTTCTTTAACTGTTCAAACGGATTATATGGGTTTAGTTCGCTATGGAACCACATAACACCAGCAGGACGAACATAGGATTTAGCCTTATATGGCATAGTACCTTTCGGACACCCCATGACATTGATATTATCTGGAAGAAGCGGTGACGGCTTGTGTTCGATTATCTTAGCACCGCTGATGTACTCCTTTACGACAGAACTATAACCTGTAATCGGAGTAAAAGTGACGATTAACTTGCCGCTACGGGTCACGATACGATATCTGAGCGTTTCAATCCAGTCCAGAGGCACAAGTTCATCGCACCAGATGAGGTCTACCTCGCCACCCTCAATGACATCACGCTTCTGAGCGTAATTCATAAAGATACATTGGCTTTTGTTCGGCAGGATGAATGTGTTGTCGCTGAATCCGTTCTTCTGCGTGTACGATACATTCTGAATCTTGTTTTTACGCAGTTCCTTGAACTCAGACGGCAGGTATTTGTGGATAATCGGCTGTTGCATCTGAATGCTCGACTGATTTGTAGTGTGCAAGCACCAGACACGGGCGTTCTCCATGTTGCACAGCGTCTGAACCACACGCTTTGCCGCCCACTCCGTCTTTGAGGCTCTGTTACCGCCTAGAATCAGCACCTCGTTGTTCGCTTTCAGCAGTTCATCGGCTTCCTTCCAATGCGGAAGGTCAAAGCCGTGCCTGTATGGGTCTGTCTTTTCCGCTATAATCTTGTCCTCACGGAGATTAAGTATCTCCAGAGTACGCTCCTTCCCGACCTTCTCAATCAACCGCTTGATATCGTCCGTCGTGGGCGTTATCAGAATCGGATGAGGTGTCGGAGAGAACGCCATTTACCAAGCCTTACAACTCCAGTATCTAGGTGTGGTCTTGTCCGTGGCGGTAGCACAGCGATGTCTGGCACGGAAGGACTTCCTGCGAGCAGGGTCTGACTTCTTGATGCTCATCTTCGGGTCGCCAAATCTGACAATCTTGACCTTGTTGCCAGACTTCACATAGACGGCTGACTTCTTGGCGGCGTTTGGTGTTCTGAACGGCTTGTTCAGAGTTACTTTTCTGTTCTTATATGTAGCCATATCAAATCGTTAAAAGGAATCTCCTCTTCATCATCATCTTGGTCATCTGGGTCGATTACTTCTTGCCCTTGTAATGATTCATCCCGTGACGCTTGCCTTCGCCCTTCTTGCAACAGGAGCAACCGCATTTTCCGTTTCCTTCTTTTTTCTCGTTTTTTTCTTTAGACATAAATTACTTTTCTGTTGATTTCTTCATCATATTATTCCAGATTGTATCTGCAATACTTTTTTGAGCATCAGTAAATGGAGCATTTGGAATTTCATCTCCTCCAAGAATTCTGCTTACTAAAGTTTGTTTCGTATAGTCTCCCATTTTTGAATAATACTCATCACCAAGTGATTTAAACCATTTTTCTTGTTCTGGAGTAAATTCGATAGATTTCCAAGAGTCATCTGTTTTCATATGATTTCTTGCAGACTCAAGATAGTAAAGTCCTTTCTTTTGCAACGGAGTTGCGTTTTGCTGGAATGAAGGAGAAAAAATAACCTTATTATCGTCTGTAGCCATACCAGCAACATTTAGGTTTTTATTGAAGAACCCAGTTTCAGCCATATCTGGACTTCTCATTTGAGAGAATTGGTTGAAAGGTTTCAATGGAGGAAATCCTACTGTTGGATTTTTAAGATAACTAGGTTGAGATAATGGATTTTGAATTCCATATCTATTTAAGAACATAGGGTTGTAATTATTCATTTTAGTATTTGCCGTTAAACCTAGGGTGACGGACAACACACCAGCGTGAGCCATCCCAGCGGACATCTACAGGCATACCGATGCCGAACTTCGTGGACTCCTTGCAAAGCACATTGTACTGCTTGCCGTCAATGAGGACACCGATGACCTTTGGGTTCTTGAACTTAGCGAAAACTGTTCCTCGCTTCTTCTCTGGAGGGTTAATCTTATCTGGCTCCTTGAAGCCGATGTTCTCCTTAATCTTGGCGATACCAGCGTCAGTCCACTCGACCTCCCACAGATGCTGAGGCTTACGAGATTCGACCTTGAACCAGTCAACGCCTTCTTCATAGGAAACACGGAATTCCTTCAAGATGTCTCTGGTAAGACCTAAAGCAATAGAAAGTTGTTTTTCTCTCATCTCGACATATTCGTTAGAATGTGGCGATTTTGTCAACCTAAATCGTCACATCCGATGCAATTTTTTTGCAAGTAGGGGTGGAGAGAATCGAACTCTCGACTTAGCCCTTATAAAGAGCCCACTCTGACCGCTGAGTTACACCCCCTTGCAAAATACGGAAGGCGGGACTTGAACCCGCAAGCCGAAGGCAACTGATTTTAAGTCAGTCGTGTTTACCATTTCACCACTTCCGTGAGAGTTGGAGACGGGGGGAATCGAACCCCCATTGCCCCGATGCAAACGGGGTTTCCTGCCATTGAAAGAAGTCCCCTAAAGAACCCCGATAGGGAGTCGAACCCCAACTAAGAGAACCAAAATCTCCTGTGCTACCATTACACCATCGGGGTAAATCACCGAGAGGAGAGTCGAACTCCTAATCCCCTGTACCCAAAACAGGTGCGATGCCATTACGCTACTCGATGCACAATCGACCCACTAGGAATCGAACCTAGATAACCCGCTTAGAAGGCGGGTGTTCTATCCTTTGAACTATAGGTCGTAAATCAGAGGGTATCCGATTTGAACGGATGGGGCTTTTACACCCAGTAGTTTTCAAGACTACCGCAATAGACCACTCTGCCAACCCTCTAAATGGTGGGTGTGTGGGATTTAAACCGCACAGTAGAGAAATAGATTATACCTTGGTACATTCGGATTATATACTTGAACCTGTATATGCTATTTCAACTCCTAGTCATAAAGACTAGCACCCAAATAGGTGACGATAGGACTCTTACCTATACCTCCTTCGCTAAACGCAAAGGTGTGCATCCACTAGACACTTCGTCAAAGGAGAGAGCGTCTAGGTTGCCACCCAGAACTTACCGCACACGCAGACTTGTTGTAATCGACCTTGTAAGATTACACGCTCTCAAATGGAGCCTTGTGTTGGGATTGAACCAACGACCTACTGTTTACAAAACAGTCGCACTACCGCTGTGCTAACAAGGCAGAGTCAAAGAACTACTCCTTTATTCCCCAGAGAAATCACTTAGTCAACAACAAAGTCTAAATCCCTTCCCCCGAGAATACGGGGGATTGAGGGGGTTGAACACACGGGGGTTATTAGGGGGTTGCAATACTTCCGTGTCAAGCACGCTTTCCATAAATCGTCCGAAATCGGCACAACGGCACTTTCCTCTTGACGCTATACCTTTTACACTCCCTTAATAATCCCTCTTCTTCAAGCCATAGGACTAAGCGTAGCCTAAGCCTTGAGTGCCTTTTGAGATAAAAAATTTGTATGAGAGTATGGGTATTTAACAGCCCAATAGTAAAAAGATAAAGACCCCCCCCGCCCTAGGGGTAGGGGTCGAAGTCTTGGATTATAATAGAATAGTAAAAGGATTATTATAGATTGTGGATACAGGCTAAGACCCGTCCCAATGTAAATAGATTATACTATTCTACTATAATGCTAAAAGGATTAGAAACTATGGAATTGTAAAAGGAAAGTAAAAAGACCTGTAAAGGAATCTGCCGAAAAATGGACAGGCGATTCTAGGGGTCTAGGAGGCCCTAGGAGGCGGGATTAAGGGTCAGGGTATGGTAGGGCATAGGCAAGATACTAAACAGGGTTCTCAGGGGCAGGGAATAGGCACAAAGAAGCCCCAAGCGTGTGAGGCTTGAGGCCGTGAGGCTAACTAGGAACAGGGCGGAGGTCTCAGAGGCTGAGGAGAGCGTAGGCGAACAGCCAGCCAGCGAGGGCTAGGGCGATGCCGATGAGGGCTTCACGCATGGTATTTTGTAGTTAGGATTTTGATACGATTAAATCAGTTTCACCAAGAATCCGCTTGGGTGGTCAATCAGTTCTCCGTCACTCAAGACGAACTCTCTGATTAAGTTTTCCCTTTCGTCTGGCTCGGTGGCTAGTTCAAGACCCTTGATTGAGTAAGCCTCTGCAATATCTTCTAGGGTTTTGTATTCGCTCCAATCACAACGGATTGCCACATGGTCAAATAGGATTTCCTCACCCGTTTCTTCCTCGAGGAGTTCGTAATATTTTACAAGGGCTTCCGCCCCATCGTGAGACCATTTAGCGTAATCATCTTTTAACAACAGGCTGACGGCCTGATGGAATGACAGCGGAATATACATGATTTTTTGTAGTTAGGATTTGGTGACTCAGGGTTAGTAACTTCCCCTTTGTCGGATTTGGTTTCAGTTCAGTTCTCCCCGCTTGGGGAGGGAGTCCACGAATAGGGAGTCAATACCCTTGCGAACACTAGTTCGGAGCAGCGAGGCCGTATCAGTCGCCACCTTCTCAGCGAGGTTGAAACGCTTGGGGGCAACTTCGTGCGTGGTGTGCTGAGTGACAGCATTATACAGGCTCCAAACATTTCGGTCAGAGTCCTCAGAGTAGGTGGGCTTGTCCCAAATCTCCCGAACCCCATCACTCATTCTGGCGGTCATCGCCTTACCCGTCACTAGTCCGTTGAGAACCTTATGACCTTGCGACTGAGTGAGGCGTGTTGACTGCCAATCGGTGAAGATTTGGCGAGCCTCCGTAACACTTGTCATGCTGTTCTCGAGAGCGTGCGAGGTGAAATCCAGATTCAGAGAGGCCGTGTGTTTTTTCATCAGCGAGAATGAGGAGCCTTTGAACATCGGAACCTTCACTCCGTTGGAACAGAGGAAGCGGAAGAAACCAACATCCAGAGCGACCTTGAGACTGCCATCGAATGAGTTTTGCACCATGATTTGCAGGCAGGATACATCGCCCTTGCCCATGCGGAGTTCGATGTCAGGGAAACGGAATTGAGCCCGCACTTGTCGGCCTTTGTCGATGACCTTGAATCCCTTGGATTCGTAGCGATGACCCGAGGAGCGGAGGAGGGATTCGAATTGCGGGAACAAGACGCTATTCTGCATCGGGACATATCGCTCACCTACCACGCCGAGAACATCACCCGTGTCCTTACGGACAGTAGCGAAAGCGGGAGTCGGAGTCCCGTTGGCGAGGTTGAGACGCTCTAGGCTCACCTCAAAGTCCACGCTGTTGAGCGTGTCCACGATTTCTAGGGTTTCGATTTCAGTAGGATTGACCATGTTTTAGTGACTAGTCACGGCTTGCGTTGGCAAGTCGGCACAAACCCGTGCGAGGTGCTTTAGTAATCTAATGTAGGCTCATCAGTAGAGGCAGACACCTCTAGACAAGGGGCGATTGCTCGCCCCGCTTGTTTCGCCTTGTTCCTAGTTAGAATGTCAAAGTTCAGGGCGAGGGTCAGCAACCCTTGGGTCTCGCTCGCTTGATGAGATACAATCAAGGCTCTTACCTAGTCTCAAGATTTATTTTCAGTTTTTTTAGACCTAGGTTTGCCCCGCCTAGCAAGTATCATGCCAAGTTCATGTGTAGATTTTTGCACATATGCCCGAATCATCGTTTCCCTATGTAAGACCATTGCCTAGTGGGATACCCCCCTAGAATCGCCTCCTAGACCCCTAGGATTGCATTTTTACATTCTCTTTACATTATATGATTGGTATATGAACCATACATAGGTTCTTAGGTCATGATTACATGATTTGGTCTCTTTACACTTTTTTAACATTATATCTTTGGTCATGTTATCAGGATTTAGAGTGTCAGACCATGCAAGCACCTTCCGTGCCAAGTCCCTTGCATGTCTGTATTATTTACAATTTTTACATTTACACATCTTTTACAATCACATGCTGTAAGTCGTTGAGATTCAATGATTTACGATGCGTGTTCTTTTGCCCCTAGGAGGCGTTTTGATGGGGCGGTCAAGGGTCTTACATGGGCTAGAGAAGCCACCCTCTCAAGCCAATCTAGACCCTTGCAGGCACTTTGGCACGCCTTCTGCTAGATGCTTGCAAGGTGGCAGGATAATATGTTATCTTAGGTAATGTTATCAAGATTTAGTTTCCTGTTCTCAACTCAGTCTCATTATTTTATTATTTTATTATAATCCTATGGTGTCATTAGTGATACTCATAAGCCTATTAGTAAATCTACTTCGTTATCCTTGCGTGTCAAAGATGTTGCAAGGTGGGAGGGGCTCTGAATGATAGTAGATGCAGGGTAGAAATACCCTCACGCTCTTTGAAATCACTTTCCGTAAACCTGCAATATCGCAGGAACGGGATACCCAAAAACAAAAAAACAAAATGAAAAAACTGGTTCTGAAACTGCTCGGTCTCGAAACGCTGGCAAGTGAAGTTCTCACGCTCCGCAAAGAAAACGAGGAACTGAAAGCCTACCAAAAAGACCTCACGATGACTCAAGAGGGCTTGAGGGCATCTCTAGATGAATTGACCGAAAAGGTCGATGAAATCGAAAGTCCTGACCTTGACGAATATGTGCGTGAAGATGACATCAATGACCGAATCGAATCTTACATTAATGACAACGACATCGTGTCGCAGTCGTATGTAGATGACGAAATCGAAAGCAAGGTTTCCGATGCTGTTGAATCGGCTATCGAAGACCTTGACTTGGAAGATAAGGTCAAGGAGGTCGTTGCTGATATGGATAAGGCTTCCTTCGGTGACAAGGAGGAACTCAAGGAACTCATCAAAAAGGTTCTTGAGGAGATGGTCAAGAGGCTGGCTGACCAGCAGGGCTAATCCGTGGGGGGAGGTTACTAACCCCTACTTTTTTGTTGCAAGGTATTACAAAAGTGATTCTCTCCCTTTCTGTTCTCTGACATTCTACTTTCCCTAAACCAGCAATCACGCTGGAGGGGGATACCAAACCAAAAAAATGAACCAAGAAAACGAAGACAAGATTGATAAGATTGCAGAACAAGCACTTGATTGGGCTAGGGGGTCTTGGGGGCAGGGCAAGTATGACGCTCCACGATTTGACCACGACAAGATGACCGCAATCTATACTAGGATTGCTCAAATTGCCCAACGGCAAGCGGAACTTCACGCAATCCAGATTCGTAAATAAGGTGCAGGGGGAAGTCACTAACCCCTTTTTGGTAAGTAGAATTCAATTTCCGTTCTTTCTCATCCGCATATGCTATACTATATCAAAGCAAAGAATATCAAAGGCAAAGCGTCTGGACACGGCAAGAGAGTCTCAAAAGACTTCCTTGAAGCGTTTGACCGCTTTGTTCACGATAAACTCCTAGACTGCTTGGAAGAACATAATGGAGGCAAGAAGACTTTAGATTCGGCTCTTGCTTCCTATATGCTCGGAGGCAGAAAAAACAAGATTAAGTAAAGCAGGGGGTAACTCCCCTTTATGCGGTAAATTTAGGTTCTGTTTAATGCGGAGAGACTAGTTCCTCCAATAATATCTTAAACAGGTAATTACAGGCGAGAAACCTGTTTCCTATTAACTTGACGGCAGGAAGCCTTCTGGATTCAGAAATGACCAGAGCAGTTGTTCATCTGCTAGTGGGGCTGAACCTGCCGTCTCCCTTTTAACCTAAAAAAACAATGGGCATAATACCACGGGGAGGAAAACCCTCCCCACAACTTTCCTTAAAAAACACTTGTAACACAAAAAGAAAAAGACATAAATAACCCTATGGAAAACCTATCCTATCATTTCAACAAGATGCCGCTAAAGCACGGGGACACGGAAGTTCTCGTCAGCGGCACGGCTAAATATCAACTTGAAGACCTGTCCTCTGGTGAGCGTGGCGACCCCGAGGAACTTCACGCTTTCTTTTACAAAGTAAAGATTCGCTCTTACGAAACCAAAAAAGAAAACGAACTCCAAGGGATGACGATTGAAGATATCGTCTACCTAGAGGATAAGGTCATTGACATCCTAAACGATGACTACGAACTTTGCTCCACTCTCCCTAACCAAAACAATAAATAATATGGACTACGAAAAGATGGCTCAACGATGCACCGCTGGATTCAGCGTCATCATCACCTCTGCCTGTAATGGCGAAATCACAATCTACACGCACGATTGGGTTACGGCTAGCCAAGCACTTGATGACTACAACGGCTGGCAAAAGCACTTCAAGGAACTCAACGAGAAGTTCCCCGAAATCAATCAGACTTATAAGGTCGTGGTCAAGCGTGTTCTGGTTTTCGGTTGCCCTCCAAACGCCAATCACGCTTTGAGCGACATCAGCATCGAGCAACTTAATGAACTTGCTAAATAAGATGGAATCCCACGCAATCAAGGTATTCGGCAAGTCCGTTACTTGGACTGATAAATCCATGTTTCGAGTCGAGGAGCGTAAGCAACCCAAGGGCTCCTACGAGGGCTTATACGCTCATAAAGACATCCACCAAGCCGTAAACTATTTCAAGAACACCAAGGTCAAGGACGGCTTTCTGATTCGCTTGGTAAAGGATGGGGACGAGTTCGTTGTAATCACTAAAAAGTCGTGAAGTCCTGCGACCTATGTGATGACACGGGGACGATGACCTTCAAGGTCGGAATCCCTTTCGTGAGTTACTGTCCAGCCTGTATGCTGGAACTTAAACCTTGGTTAAATCTTCCCGCCAAGAACACGGCAGAGGTAACTGTCCCTGTTGAGGGTGGCGACTGTGCTATCGGACAGGTAGCCAAGAACCTCCTGTGAGGTGATGTAGCCTTCCTTGCCCAAGGCATCGTAAAGTTCCGCTAATTCAAAAGCGGCTTGCTTCCCGTCCTCTTCGTAATCTTCGATGGTGTAATGGGCGATTCCATTGACTAAGAAATCAAGCCCTTCGTGTTTGATGTTTAGGTTCTTGAACCGATATTGATACATAACGGGCTTACTATCCATAAACTAGTATTACTGATGTCAATCCTTTTTTTCAACCGCTGGGACATCAATGGTGTCACCCCGAATCATGGCGTTGATATCCTCATGCCTGACCTTAAGGCGATGCTCAACGATGACAGAGGGAGCGTCCTGCAACTGCATGGCCTTGTCCGTGATGATGGCGATGGCAAGGGGGAGGGAGCCTACGGGGATATTATCAATTTCGGTCAAAAGCCGTTCAGAGCCTCTGGTCACGATTTGAGACATTACCTTGGCTGTGTTTTTCTTCCAAGTCCCGTGGTCGAACTTGTTCTCATCCTCCATTCTTTTCTTGATTCCGATGACGCTGTTGTTGCTTACTCCCGTCTTTTCAACGACAGCCGTGACACCCATGCCTTGTTTCAAAAACGACTCAACCTCAGCAATCTTGGCTTCGGGAAGGTTCTTTCCGCAGTTTCTTTTTGTGTGGTTTGTAGGCAGACGCTCTGGTGACGATTCGTAATCCATTCCTGTAACATACTATATAAAAAACAATAAATCAAGCAAATTTATGGAATTCCTAGCAATTATTTTCCTATCTATGGTTTTGGGTCATTTCCTGTTGACCGCTATCGGTTATATCGGAATTATGTTTTCCCCCGACTACGATGAGACTGAAAGTAAAAGACATTCCAGATTTAAGAAATAAGATTGCCAAGGAGCAGGGCGGCAGGTGCTGTCTGTGCGAGATTGACCTGTCCTTGGTAGTCCCCTGCCTTGACCACGACCACGAAACGGGTAAGGTGCGTGGGGTGCTGTGCGGGAACTGCAACGGCATCGAAGGTAAGATTCATAATCTGTCCAGACGAGCCAAGCGTGACAAAAGCAAGTTCTTCTTTCTTGACAAGATTCTGGAGTATTGGGCGAAGCACTCTGCGAACCCCCGTGACGAGTTCCACCCTTCGCATCTGACAGCGGACGAGAAGCGTCTTAAGCGTAATAAAAAAGCGAGAGAGCGTAGAAAAAAGGTTGACGGCTTGTGATACACAGCACAGGCTGTCGGGGCAATGAAATCGTTCATCGACCAAATCCCCGCTGGCAAAGACGCTAGCATCCTCGCTGACCTTCAAGAGAAGGCGTATCGTGAAGCCCACGGGCTCTCGCAGTCCGCTTTGAAGGACTTCATCACCAAGTCCCCTGCTCACTTCCTCGCCTCCCAACAGGAGGTCAAGGAGACGACCAAGGCTATGGAATTCGGAACTGCGTTTCACGCTGTCATGCTCCAACAGAATCCAAAGGAGTTCTATGCCGTGAAGCAAAAGATGGACGGCAGGACGAAGGAGGGCAAGGCGTACAACGAGACCTTCGCCATCGACAACGCTGGCAAGGCGGTCATCGACACGGAAGATGAGGTGAAGATTCTGGCTATGCGTGAGTCCGTACTGGCTCACCCTCTGGCTCGCAAACTGCATAACCTCACTACTGAGCGTGAACTCGCTGTATTCGGTACGCTACAAACTATGGAGGATGATGTTCGCCTAAAGGGTCGCATTGATGCTTACTGCGAAGATGACGGCTTTATCTTGGATTACAAGTCCTGTGAGGATGCCAGCCCTAACGGGTTCAAGAAAGCGATTTACGATTTCCGTTACGACATCCAGAATGTGCAATACCCTTGGCTGATTAAGAACGCTGGCAAGAAGTTCACTAAGTTCTATTTCATCGCTGTTGAGAAAAAGCCCCCGTATGCTGTCGGTGTCTACTCTATCTCTGACGGCTGGCTGACCTACACGGCTGACCTCTGGTTCGATGCCGTGAACCGCTTCGGTGTCTGCACGGCTACCAAGACCTTCCCTGCGTACTCTGACGCTGAAGTTGTTCTGTCTTAAGATGAGCGAACCGAAGTTCACGGGAGTCTGGATTCCCGCTGGAGTATTCCAACTCAAGCAAATCAGCATCACGGCAAAGGTGCTGTATGGGGTCGTGGAGGCTCTTGACGGGGACGATGGGTGCTTTGCCTCAAACGCTTGGCTATCTCGTCACCTAGGGCTAGAGGATAGGCAAATCCGCAACCTCCTAGGGGAACTCACGGACGCTTGCCTCATTCGCAGGACGGAAGTGAACGGACGCAGGGTAATCCGAACTGTGGAAAAGATTGCTTTGGATAATGCCCTTGCAAATTCCTGCGTCACCAAGTCTGAACCTGTAAAGGAACTTGGGGAGGCAACGGATTGCCACGGGGGGCGGCAAAAAATTGCCGTGGGGGGTGGCAAAAAATTGCCGCCATATAATAAAGAGTATAGCAAAGAGGATAAAGATACAAAGGCTCAAGTGAATTGGACTGTTAAACTTCCATTTGAATCTGAGGCTTTCAGCAAGGCTTGGCTATCTTGGATTAACTACCGAAAGGAAATCAAGAAGCCTATCAAGGAGTCCACCATCAAAGCCCAATGGAAGGAGTTCGCCAAGTGGGGCGAGCAGAAATCCATCATCGCCATTGAGCAATCCATCCTCAACGGCTGGCAGGGTCTCTTTGAACCTGCTAGGACTGTAGGTGGTAATACAAAGACCTTGACATCCAAAGACCACGACTCATTCTGACCGCTATGGAAACCAACAGAGAAAACACCAAGCAAGCAATCAATCGCCTTGGATTTGGTGTATGGGCTGATAACGAAGTGATGAACTTCATCGAGGACTGGCGTGAAACAATGCTGATGGGCGATGGTAATATGACCATCGAGCGAAATGATGACTGCACCATCTGGTGCAAGTTCGAAGATAAGAAGGTCGAGATTCGTGTCCGTGCCTACATCGATGACGAAGGCTGGCAGACGCACGAAAGGCACATCAACCTCAATCCGAAGTTCTAATCAGTTATGAATATTAAACGATACGAGGTCGAGAAACTGAACTGTTGCTTCGACGCTGACATGATTGAGTCTCCCAATGGCGAGTATGTCGAGTACGCAGACTACGCACGCCTCAAGGCCGAGGTCGATGAAGCCAGACGAGGTTCTGGAGCAGGGATGAAAGTGATGCTAGGATTGAGCGATGAACTGGTAGCCGAGAACGCCCGCCTCAAGGCCGATGTCGAGCGACTCCGCAAGGCGGGGGATGCGATGGCTGCAATGGTCGGTCATAT